GGCAATAATAATGGTGAATAAGGAATGATTTGAAATGGCTTTACCTAAGATTAATGATGTACCCATTTACTATATGACTATCCCATCTACTGGGCAAAAAGTATCCTACAGACCTTTTTTAGTAAAAGAACAAAAGGTACTATTGATTGCATTAGAATCTGGTGAGATCGATCATATATTAAGAGCTATCATGGACTCGATTGCAGCTTGTGTCCAAGAAACAATCGATGTAAACACCTTAGCAACTTTCGATATTGAATACATGTTTATTCGTATTCGAATGAAATCAGCTGGTGAAACCTCGACTATTCGGATGCCCTGTAACGAGTGTCAGGAATATACAGAACTTGATATACCACTAGATGATATTAAAATCGATCTACCTCAAAAAGTACCGTCTATTGAACTTACTGAAACGGTAAAATTAAGGCTTAGATATCCCAGATATAATGCATTGCTTGAAGAAGCTAAAAGAGGTGAACAATCCGAAGTTGATGCTCTTTATGGATTAGTATACGAATGTTTAGATTATTTGGAGACTGAAGACGAAAGAATATCTTTTAAGGAAGAGACACGAGAAAGTGTAGAGACCTTTTTAAATGAATTAACAACTGTACAATTTGACAAGATCGTGGCATTCACACAAGATCTTCCAAGATTAAGTCACGAAGTTGAGTTCGGTTGTAAAAGCTGCGGTAAAGATCAAAAGTTCGTGTTAGAAGGGTTACAAGATTTTTTTCAATTACCCTCTCCCACGACAGCTTAGTTAACTTCTATAAGGTGAATTACCAATTGATTCAGAATTTTCATTATTCGCTACAAGATATAGATGGAATGATACCCTGGGAGAGGGAAGTTTATTTGGACATGTTGATTAATCAGTTAAAAGAACAAAGAGAAGAACAAGAACGTAATCAATAAAGGCTATTCTTATGGCAGTATCATTAGACGATGTAGTCAAAGAACTACAAAATCAGAACGCTGAGCTCAAAGCCCAGACTCAGAACTTTGCTGCTGTCAAGGCGCAATTGCTAAAAGATGCTAGACAAAAAAAGCAAGATAGGCTCGACGATCTAGAGGCCAAAAGAAAAGAGAGTCGAAGTCTAAGATCCCGAGTAATGGCATACGGTCAAGAGGGTAAAGGTCTTAGGGGATCATTCAAAACGGGACTTATGGAAGGGACTGGGGTAGCAGATCTCCTTAAAGGGATGGGACTAGGAGTAACTGGTGCTGCTCTCGCTGGTGCGCTCGCGAGAGGGATGGGTAAAGCTCTCGGTCGTGGTGCACTAGCAGGAATCGTAGGTCTTTTCGGAGAACAAATCATTGAATCAGCCTTAAAAGGTTTAAGTGTCGATGATATCTTTAATCTGAATAATGTCGAGATGGAAGGCCTAGCTTCGGATATCAATGGTGCTTTAGTAAAAGGTATTGTTGCAAGTATATTCGGTAAGAAGTTTGGTATTGCAGTCTTTATAGGAGATTTAATATCTAAAGCCATTAGCTCTAGCATGTCTAAAGAGACATTAGAGAAAAAACTAGGCACGATTAATCTCACTGATGAAATTAAGTATGACATTACCAATGAGGATTTAATTACATTAGGATCGGTTGCTGCAGCCTTCTTTGGTCCAGGATTAATCTATGGTGCTATTACTAGAGGACTAGGTGGCCAAGCATTAGCTTATCCCGGTGCTAAGGTTGGAAGAGATCCAAAGACCGGTAGATTTATGAAGCTAAAACCTCAGATGAAAGAAAGCTTCGTAAAAGGTTTCGGTGGAAGATTTTTAGGCGGTGCAGCACTATTCACCATGGGTAATGCATTAGGTGCTTATCTCGATGATGCTGCTAATGAAAGTGCTGGCGACGTAGCCCGTTGGACTAGCGGAGGTATGGCACTCGGTTCGATGTTTGGACCGAAAGGTATGCTTGTTGGTGCTGTTGCAGGATTAATGATTGGTTTGGGTAAAATAGTTCTAGACTACCTAAGAGAGACGGATGATTCGGTTAGGAACGCAGCACTTGCAAAGGCAGAACAAGCATTAAAAGAATCAGGTGGTGACGCAAGTAAACTTAGTGAGAGGCAACGTAAAGACGTTGCCCAAGCAATTCAAGAGCTAGAAAAACTATCCTTGAAAATGAAACCTCAGGATCAAGAGGAAACGCTTAAAAAGATTGAAGAATATAAAAAGCTTTTACAATTAGGACCGGAAGCTCTTGCAGCAACGGCCTTCGAAACAGCCAAGATCGAAGACTTTATAAAAGCTGCAATGGCTAGAAATAGTAATATAAAAACTGTTAAGGATATGCTCGGCGAGTTCAGTAATCTTCAACAAGATATTGATCTAGGATATAGTCAAGAAGACCAGGCTAAAAGAATGGCCGTTAAGGATATGCTTAACAAGGAATCGAGTCAGGAAATTATTAAAGAATTTCTTAAAAGTGGTAAGTTACCGACCCCTATTGAGCCCAAACCAACTCCGTTAGAACGCCCAGTAGAAGGACCAGATGTCGGTGATAGAATTGATCCGAATAAAACGTCGGATGTAACTGGCGATCTCCGCGGGCAAGGTATGCTTAACTCAATGAAAGGTGAAATTCTATCTGAAGAGCAAAAACAGAAAGATAGATTAGCTGAAACTAGAGCATTAGGAGGTAGAGCACCTGTTACTGCAGTCGATGCTAAAACTGTTTATGGGCCACAGATGAGCCAGAATATAAATCTAGCTGCAGGGAAACCCAATACCATAGATCGATACGGTATCGGATCTCCCTCGCTAGGTTGGACTTAACTATTAGCTAGCTGAGCAAAGTACTTCATCGTATCGTCTTCGCCATCGTCATCGTTCGATGCTTCTTCGATAGACTGAGGAGGCATTTCACGTAGCTGAGGAGCTGGTGCTTCTTCGCCCAATGAAATCTCTTCACGAATAGTAGGAGCAGTACCAAGTACCGAATCCATCTTTGCTTTTAGTTCAGCATAAGACTTATAGTTCTTAGGATCAGTAAACTCACCAAGATCATGCATAGCATTGTATACTGTTTCAAGCTTTGCATCATCACCATCGTATAACTCACTCTGTGAATCAAACTCGGATTTGTCGTAGTTTACCCAACCGTCGACTTTACGGATCTTGATCTTAAAGTTAGCACCTTCCCAGAAATCAAAAGGGTTAACTGGTGCTTCGTCCTGGAACTGAGGTTGCATCATATCCATGATCTTATCGAAGATCTTCTTACCGTACTGATACATGAAGACACGACCTTCGTTGTCAGGATTAGCTGGATCAGAAATAACCAGCACGTTCGATACGTAATGCAGACGACGTTTTTGATCACGTGCTTGTTCTTTATCTACATCATTACCTGTATTCCATAGGCGAGAGTTCATCTCACCGACCGGATCCTCTTTACCAATTGAGGTCAGGGAACGTTCAATGTACCACTTACCGGTTGGCCCTTTAAAGCCGTGATCCCAGTAGCGTACCCATGGAAGATCTTGACCTTCACCGGCAGGCAGGAATCGAACAACAGCATATCCGTTACCCATTTTATCTTGGGTAGGCTTCCACATCCGTTCATCTTTGTAGGAATTGTTGCCAGATTTGCCGGAGATTCCTTCGGCAGCAGATACGAGCTTTTCGATTTGTCCGCGGTTACGTTTTAGATTTGCAAAAGACATTGTATGTTCCTTATATTGCTGAAGTGTTGACTGAAATATTATACCGTATAAACAATGTATAGTACATCTATTTATACGAACTTATGTATCCAAGCGACAAGACTATATCTTACGCCACTTAGAACTTCTGTGACTCGATGTTTGGTTTTTGCCGAATCAAAGAATAACGTTTGACCTTTCTCGAGAGGGACGGTTTGATACTTTCCGTTCTGTAGGATCTGTAATTCACCCCCTTGTAAATCATCAGTATGATCTACCAAGGTAATAGTGGAACAAACCCTATAGCTCCCACCTACTACTTCTTCCAATCGATCATAATGGCTTTTGAAGAAGTGTCCTTTTCGATATCTTAAGTATTGAAATTCACGTACTACTAAATCTCGATCCTTTAGATCAGAAGCTTTTAATAATTGATGACTAAAATCTGGAAACCATTGTGGATCGAGAGTCATTAGATCAGTTTTTCTAGCGTCAGGTTCTAGCCTACCTTTATGTTTACTACTATAAACGCCTGCAGCTATCCATTTTTTTGTTGCCATAAATCTTATGTCTTCTATCTCGTCTGGAGAGAAGACATTCTTTACGAAGAAAGGATTATCCAAAATTTAAAATTCCACCTTTAGGTATTAGATTTAGCTGCATGGCTTCAGCCTCGAGTTTTTCTTGGATAGGTGCTGAGATGAATTTCTTAGAGTCTTCTGGGTCAATACCATTTTCCTCACAGATGTGTAGTACTGCCTCCAGATAGCTCATTCGTTTATTAAGAACACTACGCTCAACGAGTTTAGTGAACTCAGATTTAGTTAAGAAGTTTGTCATTCTATTACCCTCAAAAGGATCATGTCCTTATTGATCCGACCAGTTGGAGTGGTCGTCTTAGTTGTAAGTTGTGACCACTCTTTATCGATCTGAGCAGCCGTCTTCC